ACTATCCTTAGGTACTGAATGATAATAAACTCCAGAAATAAAAGGAAGTTGATGATGATGTACCTGAATATGGTGCTTCGGTTGAGTTTTTGTAAACCAAGATGATGCAATAGCAAAATTAAAATTAGAGTGTCCAACAACTCTATGTGAATAGAGTTTTAGACTATTCATTATGCATCCTTTTAGATGATTCAGTCCATACTCTTCTATGACATTGGAAGTAATCACACTACCAGATGTTTTTGTGTTGCACTTATCAAAATCTGGATTGCTAGAAAAATTTAAAGAGTCAAGACACTCGGTTAATTCTGCATCTAATGTTCTTAAATCATAATCAGATATGGAAATTGGAGTTGAAAAAATATTTTCTAAATTATACTCCATAGTCTTTTCTATAATATCTACCTAAGATATTACTATTGTAATACTTAGGAGTTCCGTCGTCAAGAGACTCTGACAAAACATTATTCAAGAAAAGTTGTCGAGTCTCTTCAAAGTTGACTCGCCCCTTACTCTCGTGGACGGATAGTATCTCTCTTCTGAAGGCACTATTTCCAAGCCTACGGCGTTCTTCATTAAGTTCTTCAGAACTTCCGTAGTATTTTTTCCAATCGCTTTCACTTCTAACTCGCCTAGTCTTACCTCTAGGCTTTCGATACTGCCAAAAGTACTTTCTCCCGATGTAGGATTTACCTGATTGAAGATTAGTGATCCTGTAGACAAAACCGTACAGGTCGTTAATATTCTCAGATACAAAAGGGGATCCTTCAAACATCCAGGGGTTTTCATAATCAACCATAACGAATACTGGTTGCGATTATTTAGACTCCACCGCGACCCATCATATCTCCTGGTGAAATAGCACCACCAACGCGAGAGGAACCAGGCAATGTTGCGTCACGGGATGTAAAAGATCCACCACCTCTACGACCCGATTGTTTATTCTGCACTGCTTGATTTGCCTGACGAGTACGCTTAGCAGCAAAATTTTTCATCCTTGCCTGCCTATCAGACAATCCCTCATTGCTGCGGTCTCTATGTGCTGGAGAATTTCTGTTTGCAGCACTCGTATCAGCTTCATCCAGATGCTCTTCCTCCATGTTCATAAACTCATCGATGATCTCAACGATCTGAGCACCAGTGAGTTGCATCATGATCTCTTCTGCTTCCTCTACACTCTCCATGAGATTGTTCTCATCGAGATAGGTAAGGATCACATCATAGTAGCTGATATCTTCAAAGTGAGGGTTCTTCATTGAAGTACCCATCTTCTCCATGTCCTTTCTCGCCTTCTCATTATTTGCCTGGCGCTTCTTCATATCTGTTTCCAGATAAGAATCATCCTTCTTCTTCTCTTCCAACTCAACCTCTTCCTTCTTGAACTGAGGATGATCATCCAGTTTCATGCCACGCTTCTTCTCAAGACGCTTCTTCTGTTCTTCAGAGTCATTACCTCTGATGTTAAGTTTTTTCTTCTGATCAACATTCTTTTGAAGTTTCTGAAAGGTGCTCATGCGCTTTTCATCAGCAGCATCCTGTTCGTTGATATCCTTCTTACCATAATCGCCCTGTGCATTAGGTCTGCCAGTCTTTTTCTTAGCAACACCTCTCGTAGAACCATCAGGATTCTTAAAGTCTGAAGGATAGGTGGCTTCCTTCATATGATCAGCAGCCTTATACAAGGGTTTGCCGTCCTTGCCTTTCATACCTGCCTTATAGTTTTGATATGCTTTGGTGTTACCTTTTTTGTCAGCATTGGTAACAGTGTATGCTTCTTCTACACTATCTTCAACTAGTTCACCTTCGTGCTCATAAGAATTCTTCCTGAGCAGTTGATTGATCTGTTGTTTTTGTTGCATACGAGCATCACCCATTGCAGCACCAGTTCTATTAACTGCACCGCCACCTTGAGAGTTGGGTAGAACTTCTTTTTTAACTTGCTTCTTAGCAAGAGGATTCTTAATGCCTAGATTAGGATGTCCAATATATCCGTCGTTAGGTTTACCAGCTAAAACCTCATCAATATGTTCAACTTCCTCATTCTTAGGGCGGCAATCATTAACGAGTTTGCCACCTTTCATCTTCATGCCGACTTTCTTATGAGTCTTCCAGCAAGAACGCTGCTCAGCAAAAGACGCGGCAATAACCCTTGCCTGCTTTTTCTCTGCGGTTTGCAGGTTCTCATAGATGCGAGGGTTAACTGCTGTAAGAGCAGAGCGGAACTCATGACCAACAAACTCCTTGCTTAATGCTTCAATGATATTGTCTAACAGTCTGGAACTTTCGTAACCTTCAGCAAATAATTCCTCAGCGATCTCAAGATACATTTCTGCCATCTCAGGATTCATTGCCTGAAGACGCTTGTAGTAGAAGGACTCGTCACAAGTACACTTGTGCATCTTCTTTTTCTTACCTTCAGGATTATCATCCTTTTTGTTCCACTCTACAGCGGACTTCTCATGCTTTCCACCCTCAGCGATCAAAGCATAAGATTCAGCAATTTTATTTAAGTGAGATTGTTGCATCTTACTTGGTCAGATTCCAGTAGAAGTATTTATAAGCATGAAAAAAGAGGGTGACCTGACTGTGACCAGGACCCTCTGCGGCGACGATATTCAATTATATTTATGGTACTTATACTTCATAGCAGCTAAGAACCATGCATCTGTCAATGACTTTGGACCATGCATCAATACATCCAATTGTCTCTGGGGAAGATTAGGATCTGAAAGCGCCCTCTTCTTCCACTCAGGTAATTCAGAGTTTGCCACCTACAACCCCCGAGTTAACAGTACGAGAAACTTCATCAAGAGATCCATCTTGAAGACACATAAGGTGCCATCGAGTCATTTTAATCACTCCATCTTCAGTTGCACCAGTGAGAAAATGATGACCGAATGGATCTCTGAGAACACTGGTATATAGACCAAATCTAGTTTTCTTGACAAAGAATGCATCGTCAATCCAGACTTGATCTTCAGGAATATTCTTTTCGATAGTAGGATTGGGACCTAAAGATGTCCAGATGGTAGTTTTTTTCTTTGTCTCACTTGCAATCATAATTGGAAACCAGCAAAAGTATCTTTCTTGACATCTTGTTTGATGCCACCAACAATATAAGACTCTACCTCAGTCTCTTGAGGTGCTACCTGCAGACCCTTGGAAGAGATCCAGTGCTGGGTCCAAGGCAGCGGGTTGTTTTTAGCAGCAATATCGTAGATAGGATCAAGACCAATCGCTTTCATACGACGGTTGGCAATCCACTCCACATATTGTGACAGAAGTTTTTCGTTCAGACCGATCATAGACCCATCTTTAAACAGATACTCTGCCCACTGCTTCTCTTGATTGACTGCTTCTTTGAAAGTATCAATCAACCATTGCTCTTCTTCTTTAGCAATTTGTTGCATGTCTGGGTCATCTCCCTCCATCCATTTGTTGAGGATGTTTTGAGTAATGACAAGATGGATGTTTTCGTCTCTGGCGATGAGAGAGATAATTTTAGCGGATCCTTCCATAAGTTTGAGTTCGCCAAACGCAAACGAGCAAGCAAACGAAACATAGAACCTAATTCCTTCTAGGATGTTGACATTTGCTACTGCTCTGTAGAGTTTCCTCTTCAGTTCGTAGCGAGTATCCATGGCATAATCAACATGCTCTTGAGCATATTTCCAATCCGAAGAGTTATCATACTGGTGAGCAGCATTAATAAAGTCGTCATATGCCTGCGTGATGGATTGAGCACGCTCTAGGATACGATCATCGGTAATGATGTGATCAAACACATCAGAGGGATCTGCATAGACATTCTTGATGATGTATGTGTAGGACTTACTATGGATCATCTCCATAAACTGCCAAGCATTCATACATGCCTCAAGTTCAGGGATAGAGCAGTATGGACTGAATGCCATACCAGGACCACGACCCTGAATAGAGTCTAGCATAATTTGATACTTCAGGTTGGAAGTGTAAATATGCTTTTGTTCTGGGCGTAGGGTCTGATAATCTGCCCTATCTTTTTGAAGGGAGACCTCCTCAGGTCTCCAGAAGTAACCTAACTGTTGTGTAGTAAGACGATCAAAAACTGGATATCTATATGAATCATACCTCTGAACACTAAGCGGAGCACCGAAGAACATCGGTTGCTTTTTAGGGTCAGGTGCCGATGTATTAAATACGGTCATCCCCTGAACATTTGTTTTGGGCATGGAATCTGCGTTAGTTCTAAATTGCACAGGCGTCGCACTCCTCTTGTTTGCTTAAACTTTCAAGTAAATTATTCAGATTAGGTTTTTCTTCTTCTACTCCATCGTCTTTATTGTCGTAGGTGTTCTGATAATAAGAGGTCTTCCAACCGTACTTATATGTAGTCAACAGGTCATTTGCCATGACCGAAACGGGGACTTCATTATCAGGATAGTTCTCAGGATTGTAACTCCAGTTACCAGAAATTGCCTGGTCAAAGAACTTCTGCATTACCGCAACGATTTTAATGTATCCATCATTCGACGGCATGTCCCAGAGAAGAGTGTAGTGACTCTTGTGAGTATTGTACTGAGGGACAATCTGTTTAAGCGGTCCCTTTTTGCTCTTCTTAACGGACAGATATCCTCTAGGTGGCTCGATTCCATTTGTTGCGTTTGACACAACGGAACTGCTCTCTGATGGCATCTGAGCAGACAATGTTGAGTTCCGTAGTCCGTAGGCGGCGATAGATTCTCTAAGAGTTTCCCAATCATATCTCAGCGTGTGGGGTACAATGTCATCAACATCTTTCTTGTATGTATCAATGGGCAGGATACCCGCAGAATACTTTGTACGATCAAAGTAACCACATGGTCCTTGCTCTTTGGCAAGTTCATTGGATGCCTTCAGCAGGTAATACTGGAACGCTTCTGTAAGGTCATGTACGAGGTTCCATGCTTGTGGATCATCATAACCTACCTTATGCTTTGCAAGGTAGTGTGCCAGACCAATATACCCGATGCCTAGAGAACGACGGTTCTTTGTTCCAACCTCTGCTGCATTTACAGGGTATCCTTGGAAGTCAATGAGAGCATCCAGACCACGCACAGAGAGGTCACAGAGTTCCTCTAACTCATCCAGGTTACGAAGCTTGCCTACATTGATTGCAGACAGAATACAGAGGGCAATCTCACCCTCTCCGTCAATATGCTGGAGTGGTTTGGTGGGAAGAGTAATCTCTTGGCAGAGGTTACTCATTTCAACTTTGTCTTTGAAGGATGAGTGAGAGTTGCAATGGTCAAGATTCATGATATAAATCCGACCAGTCTCTGCCCTCTCCTTCAGAAGGTCAAGAACCAGTTCTTGAGCCGAGACAGTTGTCCTTGGAATTGTTCTATCCGATTCATAACGCTGATAGAGATCATCAAACTCGT